GCAATGCGCGCGATGCTGCGGCGGTTGCGCTTCTCGACACCAGAGGCCGAGGCAATTTCGGCTCCGCCTACCGCGCCAAGGCTGTCGAGGACACCATCAAGGATGCCCTCGACACTGCCGCCGGTCAGCACTCCGGTCTCAATTTCGAGAACATCATCCGACAGAAGCTGCGAGGCGCTCGAAAGAACGAAGCCTTCGGCACGCTCAACGCCGACGAGGAAGCCGCCCTTGAGCGAATGATCAAGGGCACGGTCGCGGCGAATAAAATCCGCGAGACCGGCAATCTCTTGGGCGGCGGCGGCGGTCTTGGCCGCATGGTCGCAACCGGCGGCGGCGCGGGCGGCGGCGCGTTGACCGCCTATCTCACCGGCAACGACCCGTGGGTTGGTGCAGCTGCGGGCTTCGGGGCCGGGCAGCTGGGGCGCGGCCTGCGCACCTACGGCAACTGGCGCGCCCTGAAGAACGTCGAGAACTTCTCCGACCTGATGCGCCGACGCTCGCCCGAGTATGCGAGCCGCACCGCTGTCGCGCCGATGGAGATCGGGCCGGGTCTCGCGTCTCCGATTGTGCGCGGCGCACGTCAGGGGCTGGTGGTCGGCGGCGGCGGCGGCATCCGAGACGCCATCGCCAATGCGCTCATCTACAACACAACCGGCAAACGAAATTCGCAGGAGCAACGCTGATGCCGCGCGATGGAGCCAACATCTATCACCGCCCGCCCGGCACCGATGCCGTGCCCGACACCACGATAGAGAGCAGCAAATACAACGCCTACGTCGCCGACATCGAGCAAGACCTCAACCTGCCGCGCCCGATTGTGGCCGGTGGCACGGGTGCGACCAGCGGACCTGCGGCGCTGGTCAATCTCGGCGGCGAGCAGGCCGCGCAGGTGGTGACGAACTACGACGAGTTCCCGTTTGTGCCGGGATCGTTCTACTCCGCTGCCGGTGCAACGTCAGCACCGACAGGGTCTGCCTTTACGGGCATCTGCTACACACGCCCCGATCTGGGGATTATCGTTTTAGAGGCGAGAGAGTTGCTCGACGGCACTCCGAGGCGCAAGTGGGCGCGCCAGAAATGGGGGACGTGGAGCGCGTGGGTGCAGCAGGCTGATGCCGTCGCCGATCTCGACGCCGCCTACGTCAATGCGGCGGGCGACAGCATGACGGGTAGCCTGAACATGCAGCACGCTGGCATTTCGCTTTTCGGCACGGCGGGAGCCAACGACACCGATTTCTACAGCTTCAAGGGCGCGCAGCCACGCTGGCTGATGCGGATGGGCGATGCGGCGGCGGAAAGCGGGGCCAACGCCGGATCGAATTTCCTGCTTTACGCGTTTAGTGACGCGGGCGCGCTGATCGGCCCTGCCATCAACATCACCCGCAGCAATCTGGCGATGACGCTGAGTGGTTCGTTGACCGTCAGCGGCCAACTTAACTGCTCCAGCACCGTCTGGTCGCACGACACCCCAACGACCGGCGCGTACTACTTTGGCGATGGCACCAAGTATCTGCGCTACGACGGTGCCAACTACAGTCTGGTTGGGGGAAATGTCTACTTCAACTCCCCGACGCTCTCGATTGGTCAGGGCGGCACGACAGCCACCATCCAGTTTGGTAACACCGGTGCGAAGTATCTGAGCTACGACGGCACGCAGTTCAATATTGCGGGCGGCAACGTCACCGTCAACAACGGCAATCTCTCCGCGACTGGTGTCGCTCCTGCCGTCAACCTCTATTCGACATCATCACCGGCCAATGCCGCGTTGATGATCTATCAGGGTGGCGGCCCCAAATGGGCGATGGGCACGCAAGTCGGCGACGGCACTGGCAATTTCAGTCTGTATGCCTACGCGACAGGCAAACAACTGGTCAGCTTCCTCGAAAATGGTGCTGTGAACTTCACCGGCGGCGGGCCGGTCAGTCACGCGAGCATCCGCGTCGGGACGTCGTCAGCGAGCGGGTTGCCCGAACAGGATTTCCATTACTTCAATGGCACGACGCAGTGGGGCACGCTGTATCAGGACAGTGGCGGCGGCCCGACCGCAGCGTGTTGCGAGTTCTACAAGGGGGGCAGTCAGGTTGGGGCGATCAGCATCAACGCCACCAACACTTCCTTCCTCACGACGTCCGATCTGGCATTGAAGGATGTCAAAGGAGCCTACGACGCCAGCGAGGCGATCAGAATTATCCGCGCCGATCCCGTGCGAATGTGGAACTGGAAGGCGACCGGCGAGGCAGGTGTTGGTTGGGTGGCGCAATACTCGCACGCGGTCGATCCCGACCTTGCCGTACCGCCGCCCGCGATGGAAATGCCGAAGGGGTCGGAGATCGAAGTGCCCCAAATGCACTGGGGCATCGACTACGGCAGGCGCACGCCATACCTGTGGGCCGCCGTCTCAAGCCTGCTCGACCGTATCGACCAGCTTGAGGCGAAGATCGCGCAACTGGAAGCACGATGATCGATCTTGCCCTCGTCCTGATCGTGCTGCATTCGGTCGATGGGCGCGAGGTGACGATCAACCCGGAAATGGTGACCACGCTGCACGCGCCGACGGAACAGGGCAACAGGCTGCTGACCAAGGGCGTGCGCTGCCGCGTTGGCCTCGCCGACGGCAAGTTCGTCAGCGCGGTGGAAAGCTGTGACGCGGTGCGACAATTACTGGAGGGCAAATGATGTGGAAGGTATTGCTGATCGCCCTGCCGTTGGCAGGATGCATCACCGACCGCGACATCGAGGTTGGTCTGGCCGACCGCTACTCGCGCGCCGAGATCGTCGCGATGCAGGTGGAGACGCAGTGCAAGGCGCTGGCGCGCACGCTGGTACAGATCGCGCGCTGTGAGGTGAGGAGGTAGTCATGCAGAACCTTGGTTTGATCCTGCTGGTGTTCGCGTTCGTGCTGGCCTGCGTTGCCATGCGTATTCCGGCAGCAGGCCCGTGGGGTCTGCTGCCGATGGCGATAGCGTTCTGGATCGCGTCGGAGTTGATCGGCGGCCTTGGCCGGGTCACCGGCCTTCACTGACCCCGGATCGCGGCGAGTGCGGCCTTGCCGGTCAACGGCATCTTGCGCGTCTCGCCCGACTGCTTGGCCTTCATCTTGGCGATGCGGCCTTGGGCCTTCAGCCGCTTCGTCTCGGCCTGCTCTTCCCTGATCGCCTCGGCGACAGGGGAGGGCGCGGCCTGCCGCCGCAGGAAGCCCGGTATTTCGTCGGCGAACGACTGCTTCTCGCTGGGGTGCGGCGGTCGATGCACCACGCCCCGGTCGCGGTCGTGGTCAATGCGCTCGACCCGCGCGACCGGGGTTTCGGGAACCGGCGCACTGACGGGCTTGGGTTTTTCGACCGGCATCTCGTCTGACGAACCACGCGCTGGCTTCGCGCTCGCCTTGACGAGCCGCTTCTTCTGCTTCTCCAGCTTGTCGATTGCTGTCATCGCCCGCTTGAGCCGCGTTTTCCAGCGCGAGATCGAGTAGTCGATGTGTTCCAGTGTCATTGATTTCTTGGCCATGCTATAGTCCTTCATTGCTTGTAGGGGTTGGTCCCGCGCTCCCGGTCATCCGGGGCGCGGGATTTTTTTGTGTCTACTTCTTGGGTTTGATGTGCTTGATCCGAACCGGTTCCGCGCCCGGCTTCGGCCAAGAGATTGCGGCACCGCCGAGATGATCGACCACGGTGGCGTCCTCCGGGCAGGCCCAGACCACATACTCGGTGGTCTTGGTCATCTGATGCCTGCGCATGTTGACGATGGCCTGCTTCTCCGATTGCGCCCGGCCCCAACTCATCGCGTTGCCGATGGCGATGAACCACGTCAGGCGTGGATCAAGCACAGTTTCCCCTTGCGTCTCAGTCATAGTCTTTCACCTTGTCAAACAGCCCGCGCGCACACCATGTCCGCGCGTGAGGTGAAGTATAGCAAATCGACTTTTGCCAAATCGCGCACTTTGCGGTTTTTGCCGCGTGAGGTGCTGCACTGTTCGCAAAAAACGCGACGACAAAAATCTGTTGACACGGAAATTACAGGGCGAGCGCGCCGCGATCTCGCACATCACATTCGAGAAGTGCCTGCGGCACAGGCCTCAAATTATTTTGTCGCCCTCGATTTGCGCCAGTATCTCAATCATGAGGCGCTCGATATGGAAACTTCGTGCCGCCCTTACCTTCAACAATGGCACGCCCACAGACATCACTATGTTCCTGCAGCCGCGCGATCAGTTGCAGGGTCTGATTTGCTGTCAGGCCAATAAGTATCTGGCCGATCTCGGCACCGGGTCGCATGTTGAACGTCAGCAGCACCTCGCCGTTGTGGGTGAACGTGGTGACATTGGCGTGCGCCGGTTCATCGACCAGCACGATGCCGCCGGGCATCAGGGAGCCGGGGGTGCCGGTCATGGCCTCTCCTTCGGCAGTCCGAAAAATTTCTCGAACGTCAGACCCGGCTTCACCTGCAGCAGCCGCACCACGTCGGCCATCGAGGCGTCGGGCACATCGACATACACCTCGAAATGACAGCCGGGGTGCGCGGTGTCGAAGTCGCGCAGGTGCTGCAGCCACGCCTGCGCGAGGTTGTCATGGACATGGGCGACGGTGAAGATTTTGGTGGTCATCAGTAGGCGCTCCGTCGCAAATACCAGACCTCATGCCGGTCCTTGCCCTTACCGATGATCCGCATCCGGTAGCCGTGGCGAACGCACCAGTCGGTCAGTGTCTTATTGGGTTCAACGATGACCGGGACCAGCCCCGCCTTGGTGATCCCTGCGATCAGTCGGGTGAACGCGCCTGTGCCGGGTTGCTTCGCGTCGAGCAGCACCAGACGAACGCGGCGGTGATCGCGGGTGGCGATGATCTCACGCCAGTCATCATTGTTGAGCCAGCTTGCGACTTCGATGGGCGCGAAGCCATGTTCGATTTCCATCTGCCGCAGATTGGCGGCGGCGATCATCATGTTTTCGGTTTTCAGCATCATTGCGGGCTTCTCGCATTGTCGCGCGCTGCGTCGTAGGCCTCGCTGATCAACTCGACAAGAATGTGCTTCGGCACCTGACAGGCCACGGCCAGTTTTGCCAGCCTGCGGATGACGCCGCCAGCCGCAGCAACCATTGTCCAGCGCTGTTCATCACTCATGCGTTGCCTTCCTGCGCTGGCGCGTAGAGCGACACCAGATTGATGGCGTACTCGCCCGGCTCGAACTCCTCTGTCCAGCCACCGGCATTCGGCGGGAACGGCACACCGAACACCTCCGCGATTGCCTGCACCGCCTCGACCGATGGCATCATGCCCTTGCGCGAGCGGCCCTCGACGCTGATCGACAGGTGACTGCACATGCCTGCGGGTTGCTCCTCGATGGAGAAGGCGGCGCGGTACCCGCCGGGGAACATCATGTGCTGCGACGGCGGGCGCTCCAGACCGGGCGGGCGATCCTTCAGCCGCAACAGCTTGATGTCATCGAGCGTGCCCTGCCGGATCAGCGACAGCGGCACCGGGTTTGCTTTCGCGTTGGCGATCATCTCAGCCGCGCGCTCGCGCTCTGTCGCGCCAATAATCAAAATACTCATTCCAGCACCTTCGGAAACATATCCTCGCGCCACGCGCCGCCGCCGTCCTTCTCGGAGGGGATGCGCTGCGCCCACACAATCGGCATCGGGCCGGGCCTGTCAGGCAATCCAGCCGCCCGATCATAATTCCGATCCCATCGGGTGATGTTGAACCTCGCGCCGCAGCCGACACATTCGATGTTTTGCGCCGCGCCGCCACGCGGGCCGGGTCGCCAGACAAAGCCGCCGCAGTCGGGACAGCTTTCATCGGCGGGGAACACATTTTCCACGGGCACCTTGCTAATCATCCCTCGATCCTCTGTGGCATCACGCTGTAGGCGGTGAGGGGCCGGTTGGGCTTGCCGTCGTCGCGGATCGGGCGGATGCGCGACTGCGCCTTCCAGCATTCCATCGCATCGGTGAAGGTTGCGAACTTCTTTGCCTTGGCGAGATCGGGCGTCCAGCGGTCGTCGCCGAAACCGTCCTTGGCGTCGGGGTCGGACCATTCGAGGTAGTCGCCTTCCACGACGGCGTTCTGCGTGGTGGCGATCAGAAGCGCCAGCGCGGTGGCCTCATTCGCGAGCGCGCTTTTGCCGGGCGGGGCGATCTGGCGTAGCACGAACATCGGTTACCTCCTTCTCGATCTTGAGGGCGAGCGAGTTGAACACCAAGACCAGCGCCTGCGGGAAGGGGATGTTGCGCTCCTGCTCCATCATGGTCGCCGCACCCCGCATCAGGTCCATCGCCACCGTCGTCAGCACGGCGGCGCGCTCGCTGTCGCTCTCGATCAGCTGGCCGACCGACATCACCGCCTCGCGGCAGCGCGACTTCGCCAGCTTGGTTAAATCCCTGAGGACGACCGGGTCCGTCATGCTCACTCCGCTGGCAAAAGTTTCTTGGCGCGCTCGATCTGCTTGTCGAGATCGGCATCCGCGCCGTTGCCCTCGATCTCGGCGGCGCGCCGCAGGAACGGCAGGCCCTTGTCGATGGCGGCCTTGATCTCGGCGCGCGTGGCGGTGCGGCCTTCAGCCCACCATGTCACCGACGTCGGCTCGCCGAGAGCGAACAGCACGCCGCCGTTGGGGTCGCGGATCGGCTGGAAGGCCTTGGTGATCCAGATCAGGTTCGCGCCGGGGTTATGCTGGACCATGATGCCCGGCACATGCTCATCGCCAGCGAGCGCGGCGGCGGTGTTGCGCTTGGCATTGGGGCGGGCGAGGAAGGGGCAGGCCTTCACCGCATACTCGGCGCAGTCGGCGTGCGCGGGCGGCTCGCTCGACACCCGGTTGATCGAACACATCGGGCCGATCACGAAGGCCTTGAAGGTACCGAGCGGCTCGCCGCACAGCCAGCAGATTTTCCGGTTGTAGGCCTCGATGATCTTGCGCGGATCGAGGTTAACAAAATCCCACTTGCCCCGGATCATCGAGACGAACCACGGCACCGGAAAGCCGCGCTCGTTGACGGGACGGCGGATCATGCGCGGCGGCAGCGGGATGTCCCGGATGGCGGCGTTGAGCATCAGCGCTTCCTTTTTTTCTTGCCCTCCTTAGCCTCCAGCACCTCGCACACCGTGTCAATCGAGCGGCGATATTCGAGCGCCAGCGGCGGCGACAGGGCGTGCAGCCGCTCCAGCGACTGCGCCAGCTTGAAGGTGGTGTGGTTGAAGGAGGTGGAGGCCAGCGCCTTGTCGTCAGCGCCGATCAGTTCGTTGACGGTGGTGTGCAGTTCCGCCGCCAGCTGCACCGCCCGCGCCAGCGACACGCGGTTGCTGCCCTTCTCGTACTTCTGTATCTGCTGGAACGAGACGCCCACCGCCTTCGCAAGGCTGTCCTGACTGATGCCCTGCTGGGCGCGCAGGGTGCGGATGCGGACACCGAACTGCTTGTCGATGTCCTTGACGCCTCTGGTTTTGTGGATGCTCATTTCCCCTTGCCGTTCTTTTTCTTGCTGGCCTTGAGGCGTTCCGCCTCCAGTGCCTTGCGATAATCCCGAAACTCCTCGCGCGCCTTGCCCACCTCGATCTCGTAGTTCGGCACCAGATCGCGCGTCAGCGTGTAGGTGTAGCCCATCGCCGTCGCCATCTTGCGGTAGGTCAGGTGCTGGGGCCGCTTGGTTTGGCCGTCGAACATCTTATGCACGGTCTGAACCGACAGCCCGGCCAGTATCGCAAAGTCGCTCTCCTTGAGATGCTCATCGCGCCACAGGGTTTTCATGCGGTCGATTTCCGGGTCGTGGTCGATCTGACGCTGCGCACGCTTGATCCATCCCTTGATCGCAGCCATCTACTCACACTCCCGGCGCGGTGTCGGCGACGGCGGCTGCGCCGTTGACCTTGGGCTTGCTGGCGGGCTTGCCCTTGCCACGGGCGGTCAACTCGTACATGCCTTCGCCGACCTGCTTGACGACGCCGCCCTCGCGCATCTTGGTGAGGGTCGGGCCGGTGCCGCTCGTCGGGCGACCGTCGTTCTCGAACAGTCGCTTCAGCGCCGCCGACGATATCCGACCATGGGCGCGGCTCATCGCGCGGCGGGTGAACTCGGCGTTGCTGACGTCGTTCTTGCGCTTCGCCTTCTTGGCGGCCTTCGCCTTCGGCGAGGGCAGGTGCTTGACGTCGGCGCGCGAGTATTGACCGGGGGCAAGTTTCTTGAAGGTGCCGTCCTCGACCAGCGCATTGAGTGCCGGGTAGGCGGCAGTGCCGCCGCCGCGACCATCGGCCCGCAGCGCCTTCACCGCATCGCTGGCCTTGAAGGTCGGGTTTGCTTTCGACCACTCGGCGAGGAATGCCTTGGTCCCGATCTCCGGGTTGCTGCCGAAGGTGGCGGTGTTGCGGCTGTAGGCCTTGATCTCGCTGACGAGGTGCGGCGCTGAGACGTCCAGTCCCTCGATCTTGGTCAGCATCGCCATGATCGGGCCTGCGGTAAGAACCGGCATCCGGCAGACGCACTCGAAATATTCGACAGGTGGTGGCTTAGGCATTGGGTGTCCCCTTGCGTTGTTGACGCGCGCAGATTGCATCGACGGCCCGGCGATGGCAACCGGGCTTTCTGAATAGTTCCGGGTTGTGTGAGGCAAAAATACGACCACCCCGCGATGGTTAACGGGTAAATTCTTCTATTCTCGGAAACTCATCCGCCCAATTTGAGCAGGTACGGACCCAGCACCTCGAACGCCTGCGCGAGCGGCAGATCGAACTTGTCCTTGTGCGGCACGTTCAACGCGCGTCCGGGTTCGAGGTAGTAGCGGTGTTTGCAGCGAACGATCAGGCCGCTCTCGACCAGCGCCTTCAGTCGGCGATGCACGGACTGGCGTGGCATCTGGACGCATGAGGCGATCTCGGTTTCGGTCATGGCGTGACCGTCGGCGTGGCCCAGCATGACGGCGACCGCGATCAGGGTGCGGTTGGCATCCGGCTCCACGGTGGGCCGCTTGTTGTTCGGGATGGTGGCGCGGAAAGCCATCGACAGGTCGATGTAGAGGCGCGCAAGCGCAGAGCGCTCCGCCGGGAGGGCGATGGGGATCGGGAGTTTCATGGCGTCATCGGGAGCAAAATGGATTTTAGTGCAAGCCGCGATTGGGCGCTGGCGGCGTTCTGAGTTGTTGATCCAGATCAAAAGAAAAACCCCGCCGGGGTGGGCGGGGTTTTGTGACAGGCCTTCAGGCCACTTTAACCTGATGACTTGCATCCTCTCGCCATCGACCCAGCAAAATCGGGCGGTCTGATATAGACAATGACGGCACCATGGCATGGTCTATATCAGTACGAGCAAGTGCTTGTTTTCTCACGGGGTTGATGTCGCGTGCGTGGGGGAACAGGGGCAGAGCGCCTGAATAGGCTGCGTGGCGGGCGTACAGGCTGACGTCGTAGGCTTCCTTGTAGCCGGTGGGATGCACCACAACGCGCTCGATCAGATTGCCCAGCGCCATGCGGCAGGCCGGATCATCCGGGGTGTCGAGCAGCATGGTGTGCAGGGTGTCTACGTCCCTTGCCAGCGCCTTCACAGCGCTTGGCAGGAGTGGGGTGTGGGATGCTGCATCGAGCAATGCGAGACGCTGCTGCAGCCCCCGCTGCTCGACCCGCAACTCCTTGTACCTTGCCTGCACTTCCGGCGGGACGTCGTCACCCTCATCGTCCTCGATCAGGCGAACGATTTTCTTCATCCTCAGATCGACCCGGTCCAGTTCCCGCTGGGCGGCGGCCCGCTCGCCGTTAACTTCCCGGTCGAGACGCGCCAGTTCCTTCTCGCGCTCCTTTGCCCGCTCCTTGACGAAGTCGGGATCGGTCAGGTGGGCATGCATCTTCTCGGTCGCGTGCTTGGTCAGCCGGGTGAGGCTGTAACTTTTGCCATGCGAGCAACTCTTGCTCCACCAAGCGGCAGAGCAGGCGATAGAGCGATCACCAGTGCGGGTCGATCCGCAGATGATCATCTTGCCCCCGCACTGCGAGCATCGAAACAGTCCGGCGAACGGGTGCAGTCGTCGCGCGGTTGTCCCGCGATCAGTGCCTCTCTTGCCACCGTAAATGTGGGCGCGCTCCTGCCGAACCTTTTGCGCAGCATCCCACAACGCCTGATCCACGATGCGCAGGCGCGGCATGTCAACGCGGAGGATGTCATCAGGTGCTGACGGGCGCGGGACGCGGTTGCCGGTGTTCGGGTTTCTGATCTTGCGGACCTTGTTGCGCACATAGACGCCGACGTAGAGTTCGTTCTGCAAAATTTTGACGACGGTCTGGAAGGTCCATGCGCCACCCTTCGGCGCAGGGATGCCGTCGCGGGTCAGATCGGCAGCGATCTGTCGCGGCGGCTTTCGGCCAGCCATCTCACGCACGATGCGGTTGACGATCTCTGCCTCGCGTGGGTTCTTGTCCTTCTCGCCCGGCTTGCCGACGACATCCACATAGCCATACGCGGAAGGTCCGCAGATGTGCCCCTCGCGCGCCGCATCGTTGTGACCGCTGTGAACACGGAAGCTGGTTTTCTCGCTGTCGGCTTGGTTCTGGTAACTCTCGAAAGCGAGTTGAATGTCCGTGACCTCACCCTTCAGGGTGTAGACCTTCACGTTGTAGAACTTGAATTGCTCGAACAGCCAGTAACTGTCTGCACC